TGAAAGCTTTCTAATGTCTATGTACCACCTGCATGTCCCTAGGACATCAGGAACATATATTAAAAATAATGTTCTTCCCCACCTGATAACAGGTGGGGTTGAGCATTTTGCATCTAATAGATCAAAAATAGATTTAGAGCAAATAAAAAATAGTAAATTTGTTATTGGTCATTTTGGACTAATGCCAATTGATTATATGACGGATGTTGATGTGTTCTGCATACTAAGGGACCCAGTAGAAAGATTTATAAGCGATTTTAAATATACGTCAAAAATAACTGAAAGAAATGGAACGGCGGAAGAAAAGCTTAATCATCTATTATACGAAAATCAATCAGAACTTCAGTCCAACATACAGTCTAAATTTTTAAGCGGCAGAATGAATGTAGATAAGTTCAACCTAGATCCAGCCAGATATATACATAGCTCAAGGAATGGCTGGTTTATAGAAAACTACTCAAAAGATATAAATGTAATTAAAAGAAACATAGATAAGATTAACTGCTATACAATGGACAACCATAGTAGATTTAAATCTGATTTTAATAAATCATTAAATAAAAATTTTGGATTTACTACATTTAAGCATGACGATAAAGCAAATCAATCACAAGATGTAGGGATATCTCTAACTAAATCTCAAATTTCTAGAATAGAAGACCTTAATAGGCTAGACATGGAAGTATACGAGTATGTACGTCAGACTCAAAAAAGATAGCAAGTGGTCAATATTAACCCTTGGCGAATTTAAAATAAATTCGATAAAAGAAGAGCTATCTGAATACTCATCAGAATGGGATATTTACACAAAAAGGCAAGAGTCTTTCTATACACACAAGGATACAAAAATGTTCCCAATAATCTTGACAGATGAACTTGGATGGAAGCCTGGATCTGAAGTTGAAATAAAAAAGTATAACGACTTTAATAAATCAGATTCAAATGTAGAAATTAATAATATATTTAAAAAGCTAGAAGAGTTTTATTCTGGAAAAGTTATAAGGTGTGAGGTTGTAAGCCTTAAGCCACATACAAATATAAGAATGCATATTGATGGAGGACCACTACTTCATTATTCAAGAAGGGTCCATATCCCAGTTATAACTTCGGAAGAAGTCACGTTTACGGTTATGGATACAACCATAAATATGAAAGAGTCGGTATGGTATGAAATAAATAACCAAATGAAACACGGTGCAAACAACCCAACCGACAATGAAAGAGTACATTTAATTATTGACATATTACCAAATGATATGATAAACTATATATGAGAGAAAGAGAAAAATGAATCCAACTTGGTCAAGCAAAGAAATACTATTCCCTGGGTTATGGGTATATCGAGACGTAGTAAAGCCAGATCTAAATTTAATGGAAAGACTTGTTTCAGTTGTAAATGAAAGTAATGGCCAGTATAACTGGAGAGGCGCAACTGTAGGCTACGATGAAACAAGGCCAAGCTATAGAGATTGTCAAGATGTAAAGATAGGCCCAGTGCCAGTAATAAGAAATGATTTTGATAGAGAAATAAATCAAATTTGGCAAGATGCAAAAGATGCTCAAGGCCCAGCGGCAGAAGACTACTGCTCATTCCATAGCGTAAGAATGGATTTCTGGGAAGTAATGAATTTTATTTCTTATGGCCCAGGTCAACATTTTCAAGAGCATGCGGACCACGGATTTTCCTACACAGCAACAGTATCTTTAGTTGCGTACCCAAATGATGATTATGTAGGCGGAGAGCTATGGTTCCCAAAATTAGATCTAAAGATTAAGCCAAAGGCTGGAGATTTATATATATTCCCATCTACCTATATCTATTCTCATGTTGCAATGCCAGTAGAAAACGGCACAAAGTATTCTATAGTTACAATGCTAGACTATAACGACAATACACACAATGATGAATATCGTGCACTTGTAGAAAAAAGATTAAACGATGGTAAAACTAAAAGCTTATAAGACAAAAGATCTTTCGGCCACAATTCTCCCATTGTCCGTAAAAAGAGACTGGATGGATGAGACATGGGAAGCACACGCATACAAGTGTTTTCCAGTAAGCCTTACAAATCAGATGGGGTGGGCAATGTCATTCCCAGAAGATATAACTTTTATATGGGACGGCATATCTGATTCAACGCCAGACCATGTAAAAATATTAGCTGGTGAAAAGTATGCTTACGCTGAAAGATCAAATGCAACAGTAAGCTTTAGCACTGGTATAACATTTAAGACAGATGAAAATCACAGCCTTCTGACGATGCCAGTCCCCAATAATTTTGTAGACGGATATGAGCCATTTACAACCATAATGAGTTCTTCTTTTTATAATGGAGATCTTTCATGTGCAATAAGAGTTACTAGGCCCAACGTAGAAATAACAATAAAGGCAAACACTCCAATATTTTCCATATTGCCAATAAATTTAGAGGAACTCCAGGATTCAGAAATAGAGTTTTTAGATTCTTCACAGATGCCAGAAAGAACATTTGATGCCAGTGAATATAATAAGGCTGGTGCAGAATCTAACGGGGTTGGAAAATGGACCAACTTCTATCGAAATGCCACAGACCATCTTGGAAGATCTTTGGGAAAACATCAGGTAAAGGCAATAAGGTTAAAAGTCATTGAGGGCAAAGATCAATAACATGGTAAAATTATCTTGTAGCATTAACGGAAAGAGAATTTATGAAAATAGCAAATAAAGACATCCAGCTTCATGCACCTAAATCAATTACGCCATCTGGATTTTTTGGTTCATCCTCAGACAATATTATAGAGCTAGAAAACTTTTTAACAGAAGAAGAAAGACAAAGGCTTATAAACTTTGCTTTAAATAATAAAGTTTGGGATCAGACTGAAACCCATGTAGATGAGGATGGCCTTGTGCTATATGATGCAAACATATGGAAAGATCGAGTATGTACATACAACTCTTTGATGGAGTCAGACCCAACAATATTAGAGTTGATTAATTCAATGATCGCAAGATTAAAAATTGAAGTAGATAAATTTTTTAGTGTAGATGCACAAGAAACTGGCCCCGCAATTGTAAGATGGCCTGTTGGTGCAAGACAAGAGCCACACGCAGATAAAGAGTTTCATACTGGAATAGAAAAAGGAAGGCCAAATGATTTTCCTTGGTACGACCTAGCTGGACTATTTTATTTTAATGATGACTATGAGGGCGGGGAGTTATATTTTCCACAACACGGAATTGAGTTTAAACCAAAGGCAGGTGCAGCATATTTCTTCCCAGGAGATATGTATTACACACACGGTGTAAGGCCAGTCACAGCAGGAAATAGATTTACTTCGCCATTTTTTTGGACGATAATGAAACATACAGGAGAAAGACAGCCATGACAAATTTAGAATACGTAGAGCTATATCCAAAGGTAGATGTTTACAGAAATGTTTTAAAGGACCCACAGGCTCTGTATGAGACAATGAAAAAATCAGAACAGACTTCTGAAGGTAAGTATCTTCTAAAGACATGGGACCCTTGGGCACATTTTGGTACTTACTCTCAAGCAAAAAATTCATTAGAGGTAGATGAAAATCAAAAATCTGACCCAATGTTTATAGAAGAAAAAGATTTTGTTGATCAAGTTCAAGCTGCTTACGATGCAGTATTGCTTGACTATATTAAAAGACATGACATTGAATTAAAGCCTAATTGGCATTTTAGCGGATGCTCTTTTTCAAAGTATATAGATCAAGTTGACGTACTTGACAATAAGATGACCATGCAATACCACACAGACTTTATTATTTCAGAAAGAGACATGCCAGGATCTAAATTTCAATTAACCTGCACCATGTATATTAATGATAATTATGATGGAGGAGACATTGAGTTTTTTGTCAATGGTGATATCATTAATCATAAGCCACAAGCTGGGGACATACTAGTATTCCCTTCAGACGACCCATATTTCCACGGGGTTAAAACAATATATAATGGAGAAAAATTCTTTGTAAGAAACTTTGTTATGTACCCCTATGACGGACATCCAGAGTGGTTAGAAAATCAAAAGAAACTAGGCGCTGCTAACTGGATGAAGAAAGAATTTAAAAGACTAGAGCATGAAAACCCTAGAAACATGAAGTATCTTCAGGACGGTGTGCCAACAGAGTACGATGATCTGACTGGAAACAAGTCTGGGCCAGAGGGTATGTAATGAAACTTACAAAGCTAACAGAAGACATAGATCTTTATGAAGATTTTATATCAGAAGAAGAGTGTAAGTCAGTCATAGCGTTATTAGAAAAGCTTGCTGAAACAGAAGAGGATTACTGGAAAGGTATATCTTTTTATGAGTCCTACTCAGCTCGATACCCATATGACGGTGAAGCAATACTCGCAGAGTTTAATTTAAGCCCTACATGGTTCACTGATCTTAAGAATAGATTTAGACAAGCTGCAGCAGACGTAGCAAACAAATCTTTTGATGACATGTCTCAGATTAGTTTCCATGTGCAGAGATGGCTCCCAGGAGCTTTTGCACCAAAACATTCTGATAACAGCGACAATCAAGGAAATATGGGAGCCTTTACAAGAAGTAGATATGCTGGCTTTCTTTATTTAAATGATGACTTTGAGGGTGGAACGCTAAAGTTTGATGCAAGGCATGGAGAGACTCCTCTTGAAGTTGTTCCAAAAGCTGGATCATTTTTAATATTCCATGGCGGACATAAAAACATGCATGAGGTAACTGTAGTTAAAAAATCTGCTAGATACACTTTAGGATCATTTTGGGACGACAGAGAAGAGTCCGACTACCCAGAAGATGTAAGGGAAGCTTGGGCAAAAGAGTTAGCTGAAGTAAGAGCAATGCAAAAGGGTGAACAAGAAGAGTGGAAGCAAGTTCGTGAAAAAGGTTTAAGGCTAACCCCATACGGAGCACCAGTACCAGCTTCAGAAGTGGAAAACATATAATGCAAG